TCATCCGCTGCCAGCCGGGCTCGTTGATCTGCTGCTCCAGAAGCTGCAACGACTCCGACAGGTTCTCTGACTGGAACCTGACGTTGTCGAGCTCCTGGGACAGGGCCGTGTTGATCCCCGACCTGCCGACGACCCGGTTCCAGGTCCCCTGGACCACTCCGAGAACGCTCATACGAGAGCCGCCCTGACCTCGGCCAGCGGGCACCCGTCATCACAGGCGATCTCATCGCACATCGGGCAGCACCAAGACAGGTCCGAGTCAGCGATTTCGGCGGCGGATTCGATCAGGAGGATCCTGTCCCCCTCATCCTTGATCCACCCTGAGGCGGTGCGCAGAGTGGCGGCCACGATCTTTTGCGGGGTCATGCCCATCTCCTCTGGCACTAGTAGGGGCTGATCTGCTTCTCGACGAAATCATCGAAGTCCTCCTCACCCCGGATCTCATTCGTCAGGATCGGGTTGAGCAGGAGCCGGTTCAGAGCCTGCGACATCGTGTCCACCCGGTCGTCGTGGACGGCGTTCGGGAACAAGGCGTGCTCGTCGATGAATCCGCCGACCCAGGGGCGGAGCTCGGGGGCCGGGAGGTACACCTGACCGGCCTCGACGAACGGGGATACGGCGCGGGCCCGACTGATCTTGTTCCCGTCGGGCTCGATCGGGATCAGCCCGGACACGGTCAGCGACAGGGAGTTGATGACCGCCGTTCCGTTCGCCTTGTCCTCGACGTACTTGGCGGTGGCCTCCGGCCACTTGGCGGCCAGCTGCCGGACCGCCTGCCGGGTCTCGACGAACGTCATGCGATCGTGCATCTGGTCGAGGAGGTAGACCTGAAGCCCGAATCGAGCCCAGACCTGACCACAGACGTAGTCTGAATCGTCCTCGTCTTTGAAGGACATGTCCCAGGAGCAGACGACCTCATCGGCTCCCGGTACAACACAAGTCCCGTCCGGGAGTTCGATCCAGCGTGGCGAGTCGAACTCTCGCCACCAGGTTTTCTTGAAGATCCCACCGGCAGCGGGTGCCGGGCGTTGCTGATAGAGAGCGGCCCAGACGTATTCGCCGACGTCCTTCTTGATCGCGTCCCAGTCGCGGTCGCCACGAGCCGAGATCATCGGCTGCCCGATGGACCTCCCCAGTAGGTCGTCCTCGGACTCACAGATGGCGGGGATCGAGATGATCCGCCAGCGGCCCGGGTGCTCGGTCTGGAGCCAGCCCGAGAGATCGTCCTCGTCCCAGCGGGTCTGAACGATCACGCATTTGGAGCCGGGCCCGAGACGGGGAATCGCGACACCGCGCCAGAACCGTTTGGCACGCTCCCGGTACTTCGAAGACTGCGCCGCTTCGAGATCTTTGATTGGGTCATCGACAATGAGCCAGTCGACAGGTTTGCCGGTTAGTGACCCTCCGACACCAGTACAATACACTCCGCCTTTATGGCCCTTGATCTGCCAGCGCCCGGCGGCCTTGCTGTCCTCGCGAAGGGTGATGCCGAGATTCACGCCGCCGTCGGACCCGTCGAAGGTCTCGGCGTCGAGCTTAATGTCGGACCCCCAGCGACGAGCCATCTCGTCGGCGTAGGAGACGATCGCGATACGAAGATCGGGATTGAACTTCAACAGCCACTCGGGGAGCCGGTGAGAGATCCTTTCGGACTTTCCCTCCTGCGGGGGCATGAAGATCATCAACCGGTCGATGTCCGGATTGTCGGCCAGGTTCATCAGCTCCTGATCGATCAACTCCAGCGCGGGGGTCTGAATGATCGTCGGATCGAGCATCTGCGCCAGGGATCCGGGGGACTCCCAGCCGGGCTCGCTGCGGGCCTCTTCGAGGTCCATCCGATCGAGCTCTTCCCGGAGAAGCCGGAGCCGTTCCAGCTTGGCGAGCTTGACGTCGGCGAGAGAGCTAGGTTCGATCATCTTCGACGATCTCACCGGCCAGGATCTCGGGCATCTCCTGTCCGTTCTTCCTGACCCGGGTGGCGAGCTCAGTGGAGAGCCTGGCGATCTCGTTGTCGATCATGCCGGTCGTGATGACCTCGACCTTGAGGACCGCGTTCAGCCCGAGGAGCTCGGCACGACGTTCCATAATCTTGAGCAGGGTGTTGATCCCGTTGAGGACCGGCTGGTCGTCGATCAGCGGCTTGCCGGTCTGCGGGTCCTTGACGACGAACCGCCCGGACACCTTGTAGTGCGGGGTGACGATCACCCGGAGTGCCCGGCGGGCCAGCTCGTCGAGACGATCGGCCTCCTGCTGCCTGACCTCGTCGTTGCTCTCCTGAACCGAGTCGGCGAGACCGCGCTTGACGGCCAGGTACGCGGTCGTCTTGTTGCCCATGCCGAGTTCGTCGGCGATCTGCTGGTACGTCAGGTGACGGCGGCGGAGCTCGACGGCCTTGTTGTCGCGGTCGACCTGATAAGGCTCCCGGCGGCCGGTTCTTCCCTTGCCGTTACGTCCCACGGGGCACACCTCCCATGCTGTATAATCGAGAGACACCGAGCGAAGGGAACCGGAGTGACGAAGATCCTGACCGTCCAGCAGCCTTGGGCCTGGCTGATCATGCACGGAGGCAAGAACGTCGAGAACCGATCCTGGCGGCCTGCGGGCGGCTACCGGGGAGAGCTGGTGATCCATGCCGGGAAGACGATCGACGATGCCGGAGTCGAGTCCGCCGAGGCCGACATGAGGATCGAGCTCCCGAACCCGATGCCTCGCGGCGTGATCCTCGGGTCGGTCGACCTGGTCGACGTCGTCCAAGACTCCGACTCAGAATGGGCGGAATCCGGCCAGTGGCACTGGCTGCTCGGCACCAACCTGACCATCCTCGACAAGCCCATGCCCTGGATCGGCAAGCTGAGCCTCCGGGAGTTCACCGAAACGTGGCGCATGATCCTGGAGGATCACGCATCACACGACGTGTTCCTCTAGAGCATCGGTGCCGCTCCGGGAAGCCGGTACTCCAGCTACCGGAGCGGCATGACTCTCGGGGGCGTAGAAGAAACATCGGTTCCCGAGGCTCCTCGGGTCGAGAGCTCTCTTTCTGAGACCCACATCAGTCGAGGTGTTGGCCAGGGATCTCCGGGTCGACTTTTGGATCAGCCGCCAGCGAGGGGACCCCGCCAGGTATCGGATCAGAGCCGGGTGACTCGTGACGAAGTGGTACCGATACCCTCGCTGGTGCAGATACTCACCTTGCCAGTCGGCGAGCCTGCCACCGATGCCGAGGCCTTGATAGTCGGGCAAAACGACCACCCGGTGAGCCATCTTCACATTCTTCGTCTTGGCGTGTGGAAAGTGAAGATACGAGGTGAACGCCACGAGATCATCGCCGATGAACGCACCGAAACATCTCGCTGACTTGTTGATCTCACTGCTCAGATAGTGATGACGCCGGAAGTACTTCCATGCGGAGTAATGAATCTTGTGGATCCTGACCTCCACTGAAGGGTGGGGTTGAACCGACCTCCAGGCGAAGGATCCGGCGGCCACGTCATAGATCCAGTCCGGCTGGAGCCAGTCGACGATGTCGTAATGACAGGTCACCGCGATCAGCTGCCGGTCCTGCCGCCTGACCGTCTTCTGGACGGTATGGCTGGCGATCTGCGCCACCTGCCGGTCGACCACTGACGTGAACTCGTCGATCACCGTCACGTCGTTCGAATCGGTCTCGGCGAGGGTCCTGGCGACATCGGCCCGGAACGCCTCGCCATTCGACAGTGTCCGGAACGGACGGAGCCACGCGGGGGGTGAGGCGAGCCCGACGGAGTTGAGCAACCCGACGACGTCCTTGATCCCCAGCGTCGAGGGGAAATCGTCGATCAGAGCCGCGTCCGGCGTCCAGTGGTGGGTCGCGGCCATCTGCTCGGGCCAGAAGTGCCGGGCAATCGTGGTCTTCCCAGAACCCGAAGGACCGATGATCATCCCGATGTGCCAGTCCTGATCCTCGATCGGAAGATCGGCGTCCCAGTTGAGAGCGGCCCGGTCCTCCATCGGGACGTCGAACATCGACCCGACCTGAAGAACGCGGGGGGACCTGGCGATCGGCGTGGACACCTCGATGGCGGCCTTCACATCAGCGCCCTGACCTTGAAGCCCTCGCCGTCGAGACGGCGGAGCATGGTGACCTGCTGATCCTCGTCCTCACATTCGATCACTACACCCCACACGGTCGGAAGCTCATCCACCGGGGCGTCTCCCTCGTCGGGTGCCTCCGGGTCGGTGAGGCGATCCATGTCCTCATAGCTCCAGCCGGTGCCGTCGAAGTCCCCGTTCAAACCGGCGAGCAGGGTGGCCAGATCATCATCGTCGTATCCGCCGAGTTCGGCGAGCCGGTTGTCGGCGAGATTGATCCGCCGGGCCTCGGCGTCGGTGCATTCGAGGATCTCGCAACGGATCGTGGGCATTCGCTCGGCGACAACCGCTTCGTACGTGTGATTACCGGCGAGGATGATCAATCCGCCGTCGTTGACGTGCGTCCGGCGAACGACGATCGCCCGGTACTGCCCGGTCTTCCGGATGGACTCCCGGATGGCCTTGACGTCGCCGCGCTTGGCGTTGCCGGGGAACTTGGTCAGCTCGCCGACCGGCACTTCGCGGGTCTCGAGCCAGGTAACGCTCATGCTCCCGACCTCGCGTTCAATATCAGGCCCCCGGCGAGGAGGGCGACGGCTACGAAGGCGATGATCGCTGCCCAGAGAGTGGCACCGCCCTGAGACTTTCCCTCGCTCCGGTCCATGCGGCTGCTCAAGGCGATGATCTTGTCGTTGAGTGATTCGATCGACGTGCTGATCTGCACCACCAGAGAATCGATCTTCTCCTTGGTGGCCAGGTCAGATTTGGTGATCGCGGCCGTGTTCGACTTGTTCTGCTCCCCGACGGCTTCCTTGGCCGCCGCCAGCGCGGCATCGAGGGAAATCCGTGCCGCCAGTTTCTCCTGCTCGCCCCGGGTGTCCCGTTCGGCGAACTGGGTCGAAACACCCGTGAATCGCTCGTCACTGACCGCACGGGACAGCTCCATACGGCTCAGCAGGAATTCCCGCAGTGCCTGAAGCTGGTTGTCCCGGGCCGCCTGCTGATGCTCAAAGGCGTCGGCGACGTTCGCCGTCTGCTTCTCCAGCTCCACCGCGATCAGTTCCGTAGCCCGATCCATCCCGGCGAGCCGTGTCTCGATCACCTCCCGAAGGCCGGAGAGCTCACGGCGAAGTTGCTCGGTCGTGAGCAGAGACGGATCGGGAACCGGGATATTCCCGGATGGGGTCGTCACATGATCTCCACAGATCTCGGGGCTCTAGCAGGCCGCAACGAGATCACACACGGGTGCGACTCTGGCGATAGTTTGTGGTCAACCGTCCCGCGTTGTCAAGCGAGCCCAAATTCTCGACTCCGCTTCACGAACCTCCCGGGCGGTCGTATAGGTCCTTCTCGACCCTGGCAGCCGGAGAGGCACGAGGTCCCCGTTTCTCACCCAGTCGCGCATCGTGGCGGGGGATCGGCCGACCTCGGCCGCCGCCTGGCTCATGGTCATGATCTCACTGAGCGGGTCGTTCACGTTGAGCAGCATGGGCACAGATTATGTCTCGATGAAGGCATACTGATCGGCATGACACTGGAAGAACTGGAAGCGGCCGTTGGCCTGCTCGACGGACGGGTGACCTCTCTGGAAGGATCAACCGCCGTGGGGATCCTCGCCGACCGCGTGACGGCCCTGGAAAACTCACTGACGGCTCTCGACGAGAGAACCACCGATCTAGAAGACAATCTCGGCCTGCTGACCACGCGCATGACCACCGTCGAAACGTCGACCCCGACTCTTGAAGAACTCCTGTTCTCCACGGTGATCGCCTCATGGAACGGAGGAACGGTTTTCAGTTCCGGCCTACGAATGACCTTGTTCTGCGCTCCGTTCGCCGTCCGGATTCTCGGCATGGACATCTCGATCGAATACTCGTCCATCGCCGGACCCGCCGCCGTGGTCGCCTCGGACACCCACTACTGGCGGCTCGTCCTGGAGCGCGGCCTACCGTCCGGCTCGTTCCCCGACATGGCAGCGAAAGCCACGAAGGCCTCCGGAGCTGAGGCGGGCGGGACGATCTTCACCCGGAAGACGTGGTCGTTCGACTCGGCGGACTGGAACGCCGACCGTGACCTGGACAAGGGCGATCTCCTCTGCCTGCTCTGGCAGGCCACGGGAAGCCCGACCGACATCCGGCTGCCGATGACGGCGACCGTCAGGTACGCGGCGCTATGACCCACACACGGGCGTGGCCGCTGATCAACCGCAGGCCCGACACTCTCCTGATCAACCATGTGTCGGACACACACTTCGGATACCGGCCGTGGTCGTACACCGAATCGGACACCCAGCTCCAGGACTACGCCGAGGGCCTGCTTCCCGAAGTGGACCTGTTCCTTCACACCGGGGACATCATCGACGGGAAAGACGACACCGTCGAGGATGATTACGCCCTCGACTGGCTGAACGCCGCCGGAGCCCCGGCCGGTCAGTCCCTCTGGACGATGGGCAACCACGACATCAGGTCCCGGGTCGTCCACACCCGAGCGACCTGGGAGGCCAAGTACGGCAGGAGCGTGAACGAGTACCGGGACGTCAAGGGCGTCCGGTTCATCACGTTCGCCGTTGATGACTTCTCACCGACTGATTTCCTGTGGCAGCCGACGACCGCCACCTGGAACTGGGTCGACGCCCGGACGAACGAATTCAACGGGCCCGTGGTGATCTGCAACCACTACCCACCTAAGGAGATCGGCGTTCTCGACCAGGACGCGCTAATCACCGCCGCGCAGCTGAACACCCTCGTCGGCGACAACCCGAACGTGATCGGGTTCATGTGCGGCCACATGCACTTCGATCTCAATGAGCCGAGACTGGCCTCGTTCCTCACCCTGGGCGGCAGGCCGCTGCCGGTCCTCTGCGACATCTCGTCCATGCTGTCCCTCGAGGGAGAGGCCGGACGCGACCAGTCGGCGAAGATCCAAAGCACGTCAGCCTACGTAGAGATCGTCGAGGGGCAGTGGAAGATCCATTACCGTCGGCATGGCGGCCACATGTGGGGCGGACCTCATGATCAGCGGGTCACAACGATGGACCTGGCGGCAGCGACGGTCACCCGGGGGATGTCCTAAACGAGCGGCACGTGGGCCATGGCGTAGATCACCAGCGCCAGGCCCGCGAAGCAGACGACCAACGGCCACCAGTTGCTGAGCCAGGCTCTCACCCGAACATTCTCCGCCAGGTCGCAGGGCCCACGATGCCGTCCACTGCCAGCTTGTTCCGCTTCTGGTACCACCGGACGGCTGTGTCGGTCTTGGTCCCGAAGTCCCCGTCAGTGGCGAGCCGGGGTCTGTAGCCCTCGACATTGAGAAGCTGCTGGACCTTGAGGACCCCGGCCGAGTTGATCCAGCCCTTGCGCATGAACACGCCGGGGCCGTACGGCCAGGCATCGCCGACCGGCTTCGGCGGAGTGACCGGCGCGCTCGGGCCCGTCGAGTACTTCGGGACGCCGATGACGGCGATCACATCCGGGCCCCGGACCCGGAGCGCGACCATGTCGGAGGTGTTCCCCTCGCAGGTGATCAACCGTCCGTCATCGAGGTTCTTCACGACGTAGCCGACGTGATCGACCATGGACGACGAGTTGCTGCCGTTCCAGTCAAAGAAGATCACCGCGCCGATCTTCGCGTACTTGACGATGTTGGCAGCGGTGCCGACGTAGGCGGCGGCGGCCGCGCCGAAATCTCCGGCATGCCACGGGGTGTAGGCCCGGTCCCCGCGAGGGATCATCGACAGTGCCGGAGCGTGCCGGGCGATGTAGGTCTGGAAGATGTCGCACCAGGCCACCGATAGAAACTCGCTGCCGTGCCGGGAGGCGTATTCACGGGTGAAGACGTTCGGACGGCCCTTGACCCCGATCCATTTCTGGGCCTCGTTCAGCGAGACCGCCACGGTGTTCGGGGCCAGGGAGCCGATCCGGAAACCGAAGACCCCCTGGCGATCATCCGGCTCGTATTCGAAGAACCGATCGAGAACGGCCATTTCGTCGGGTTCGGTCGGGGGCCATGACCTGACGTCTACCGACGGCATGAGGTCGATCTCTTCACGGGGAGTGCTCATGACCGGCAGGCTACCCCTCATACTGTCGGTCATGACATTGACGGGGGCTAAGATCATCTTTGATCTCGACGAGGCGGCCAGAGCGGCGTATGACGTCGTCCGGCTGGAGAGCCAGCGGCCGACCTGGTGGTCCGAGTGGGAAGACTGCCCGCCCTGTGAACAGGATGTGTGGCGGCGAGCGACGGCGGCGGCGCTGGCGGAGTACGACCCGGAGATCTTCGGCCGGGCCCGAACGGAACTCCTCAGGCTGTGGGAGATCATCGGCCCCGTGGTCAAGCCGTACCTGGCGATGTTGTCCCGGCCGGACGACTCATGATCTACTCACATGGCGTCGACTGGGCAGCGGCCGAAAAGAAGATCCGGCGGGACGCCCAACGCGATTTCGACCGGTTCGTCTGGGGTGATGTACCGGAGCCGATGATCATCGACGACCCGGTCCGGCAGGACGATGTATATTCCTACACCTCGCAGGATTCGGCCCTACGGGTAGAGCTGTCCCAGTGGATCCAGGACACGTACTCTGACCTGCGAAAACGGTCCGCAGCCAACGCTGATGTGACTGTACCTGGGAGCGTGTCGGGAGCGGCAGAGACCGGCTCAGACGTGGGAAGGACCTGTTGACCCTGAGTACTCGCCGACCCTCGATATAGATACTTCCGCATAATCATGCACTAGATCAACCGAGAAGAATCTCATCTGACAGCGAGCACACAACCAAGATTGATAATCATGACCAAGCGCCGAGACCTCGACGAGATCATGTTCCAGGTTGCTACAGATCTTTACAAGACTCACCATACCGACCTCCTGATCAGAGCCGCTCGGTCCCCGGCGATCTGCCCGGGCGGGAAGAGACTCGAGGCGGCCTTGATCTCCAGCCCGGCGATCCCCCAGGACGCCGACAGGGACAAAGTCCCGTCGGCCACGGTATCCGTGGCCGTCGACAGCCACTGAACCTCCTGTGTGCAGCTAGGGGTGTCCACTCCGTGATCCGTCAGCTCCGTCCAGGCAGGGGACGGCCTAGGGGTCGTCGTCGGATTGGAGTTGGTCCCGATGAACGCGAACATCCGGTTCGCGGCGTTCCCGGCCGCCGCGAAGTTCACCGTCGGAGTCGTCGATGTCGCGTTGGCCGTCACCGCCTGGACCACCGGGGCGGCGTCATCGGCCCCGGTCACCTCAATTACGTCCCAGGTTCCGGACTGGGTGGCCCCGTTCGCGGAATGAGTGAAGGTGAGAGCGCCGCTCCCGGGGGAGGCTCCGGCCGGAGCCGTCCACACCGTGATCCGGGTCGACGCCGAGATGGTCCTCGTCGCCCGCTCGGTCCAGGTCAGGGACAGCCCGGCGACGGTATCGGTGGCCCCGCCGGTCACGACATAGACGAGAGATGCGATGAGAACCGAATTCGCCGTCGGGGAGATCGACGCCGTGGCATAGGTGGAAACACTGTTCGCCGTTGAAAAGGACGAAGTGAGAACCGCTGTCCCGATCACCGGCTCACTCCGTTCGCCGCCACCCTACGGATCGCCATCCGCTCTAGGTTCCGACCCTCGACCACGGCCCGGGGCCGTCGGCCCAGACGAACTCCCCGTCGGCACCCACCGGCCGGTGCATCCGGCAGTGCGTGCAGTAGGTGGCCCCATAGAACGTGGGCTGTCGCGCGTATGTCTCCGCAATGGCGAAGTTCATCCAGGTGACCGCGCCGCACGTCGTGTGAAGGTAGGCCGTCCGAAACGGCCGGACGTACCCCTTGGCCCTGTCCTCCTCCGAGAGCACAAGGTACGCCTCCGCCTGGGGAACCGGCCGGTCGTCGCTGCCCCGGGTCAGCCGTGAGTCCCCGGGATCACTCGTCAGATCACTCATGGGGCTCATCCTAGGTCGGGAACCCCTTGTCCCGCCGGGACTCCGGCACCACACCCGGATCCGGATGATCCACCACCTCGAACTCGTACTCCTCCTCGGTCATGTCCAGCGGGCAGGACCGGCATCTGATGATGTTCATGATCTGGTCCGTGTAGAGGACGTTCACCAGATGGCAGCGCGGGCAGCGACCCGGCCGCTCGATCCGCTCCGGCTGGGAGTGCGCCAGGTGCTGAAGGACGATCCGCCATCGCATGATCTTTCGCACGTGATCGGACATGCCGGAGACGAGCAAGATCGAGGTCAGGTTCTTCTGAAGGAACGCGATCGTCAGCGCGCGGTCGTAAGCGGTCCTGCCGGTCGATATGCGACGGGTGGGGGAGAACCCCTGAACCCTGCGCCAGTCCGCCTCGAAGCGGCTCAGGTCCGTGTAGACACTACTGAGAAGGTCCGTCGTCGGAGACGGGCTGTGCTCCCCGGCCGCCCCGCCGACGGCGTAGGTGCCGGGGGACCTGGATGAGAACCCGTCGGCCTGCTGCTCCAGCCAAACCACGAGACGATCGATCTCATTCACGCTGGCCCGCGCCAGCTTCTTGCACGGGCCGCACCACACCGGGGCCCCCGCCCGGTCGCAGGATCCCGGGCAGGGTGCCGGAGCGTCCTCGGAATCGGTCATTCACCGGTTCCGGTGATCATGACGATCGACTTCGGGTCGATCAGGGGCCCGGCGAAGATCTGTCGCTGCCGGAACCTCTCCTCGGGGGTGTCGAGGAGGCCGCCCCGGAGGACGGGCATCCGTTCCGACGTGAAATACCAGGCCCAGCTGGCGAACCCGAAACGCTTACGGCTCTTGTGATCCAACCTCCGGCGCTGCCTCGAGGTCGGGGTCCTCCGGCCGGTCTGCCTCTGATACGCCTCGGCTCTCGTCACCAGTGACATCGACCTCGCGTCGCTCATCAGGAATCTCCTTGATCAGTACTGTTACCGCGTATCGCCGGACGGACCCGTCCGGGGCGTAGACCTCGACGAACTGAGACGTCTCGGTCAGCCCCGGCGACGTCTCCAGGACCCGGGGGGACTTCCCCGATCCGAACGGGCAGATCCACACCTCACCACCGTCGGGATGAGGGAGAGCGTACACACCTGGCTGGGTCCTGATGATCTGGTCCGTCACCCAGCGGAGGGCCTGGGTCGACATCTCGACCACCGGAACCCGCGTTTTCACTTCATTCGTCATGATCCTGTTATACCCTCGATTCTCGTGCGAGATGGACCGCTGCGCACAAAAGGCCCCGGAGTGGGTTCCGGGGCCTTTCGCCGTTCGATGTGTCAGAGGTAGCCGTCGATATCGGGGAGATCCGTCATCGGCGGGCTCGGCCTGAGGTAGGAGTGCGGCCAGGTCAGGTCGTGCAGGGTGTCCTCGAAGATGGACCCGCAGTCGCACCAGACGGTCTCGATCGCCAGTTCGGGATTGTCGGTGGCCTGCCCGTCGATGTCGATCAGCATGATCAGCCCGTCGTCGAAGCCGTCGCAGGTGCGCAGGCTCACGACCCGGTCATCGCCTCGACGTCGAGCCCCCAGACCCGTTCACGATCGGGATCGAAGTGCGCACGCCGCCGGGGATCGGGGTTCTTGCCCTCGCTCGCATGACCCCGGGACTTCTGGCAGATCGCCCCGGTCAGGTTCCCGTTCTCGTCACGCTCGGCGTTGAGGCACAACTGGCCGATGCCCATCAGTCCGCTCTTGTCGCTCATTTCCTTGACCTTCCCTTGTCCAGGAGAACCGCACCGAACCGGCGGCGGAGGCCGGAGCCGCCACACGTCGGGCAGAACCGGAACCCGCCCCCGCCGGGGTCCATCTTTCTCTTGTGGCCCTTGCAGTAGACGCACGCGGTGTACGGCCAGATCTTGCATCGAAGCAGGTAGACACCGAACGTGATGGCTATCGCCGCATAGATCATTCCTTCCCCTCCTCTCCCGTCGGGGAGGGCGGCCGGTGACCGGCCGCCCCCGAAGTTCACTTGCCCTTGGTGGCCAGCTTGCGCGTGCCCGAGGCCTTGCGCCGGGACGCCTTGCGGCGGCCGTTCCCGGCCTTCTGGCGCTTGGTGTAGTGGACCCCGTGGGCCCTGTCGTCTCGCGGCATGATCATTCCTTTCAGGGAATCAGATTGTCGATCTCGTTGGCCTTGTCCCGGATCTCGGTGACCCAGTCGAGGATGTCCTCATTGGACGGGATCCCGGCGGAGCCGGGCCCATGGATCTCCCCGGGGTACATCTCGGCGAGCTGGTCGACCAGCTGCTCGTCGGTCATCTTCGCCGTCATCAGTGAACCGACCTGTCGTACTCGGCGGCCTTGCCCTTGATCATCCGGATCCAGTCGAGCATCGTGCCCGGGATGGACGCGCGCGGACAGAGGGCGGCGACCTGCCGGTAGAAGGCCAGCCAGACCTTGATCGTGTTGATCATCATGTCGTCGGAGGCGCGGCCGTCCGAGTGGGTCAGCTCGCCGACCCGCAGGCGGAACATGCGCAGACCCGCCATCTCCCGCTGGAGGTCCTCGGTGTGGATCCGCTCGCGGTCGAGGTCCCGGGCGGTGGCGTCCCGCTCGACGATCACCTCGGCCAGCCGGACGAGGAGGTCCTCCCGGGTCATGTCCTTGGCGGCGGTCACGAGTCCTCCAGAAGGACCGAGGCGACCTCGTAGGCCTCCAGGGATGACAGGTACCGGACGAGGTCGGTGGCGTGCTGAGCGAGCCGCTGAGCCTCGTTCAGGGGGACACCTGTGTCGACGTTGGACAGGTCGATGCCGCGTGCGAGCTTCACGCACTGATCCGCCTCATAAGCGGCATTGGCCCGTGCCCTCGCGGCCATGGCCTCGGTGCGCCGACGAGAGGAGATCACCAGATCATGGAAGTCGATGCTTTCACTCATGAGGTAGCCCCGCATTCGAAAACGTTGGTGGAGGCGTGCCGGACCCAGCCCGACAGGGCCAGGGTGAGCGTGTCCCCGCACTCGGCCGGACAGGGGACGGACTGGCCGGAGCCCCGGGCCAGGACCCGGGTGGCGGCACGCTTGGCCATGTTGATCCGGAGGATGTGGGGAACCTGGGCGCGGAGGCCCGTCGAGGTCGTGCAGGCCTCTCCGGTGATCGCCCCGCAGTGCGGGCAGCCATGGCCCTCGGTGATCTTCAGGGCGGCGTAGACGTTCATCCGATCTTCCTTCCCGTCGGTCGTACTCCGATTATACACCCTGTTGTCAGAGCCTGAAGGTGGTCAGCACCGCCTTGGTCCGGGCGAAGATCTCCCCCTCGACGGAATCCCCGTCGAAACCGTTCTGGAACGTCCCGGCGACCTGGCGCATCTGGTCCACGGTCAGCGTGATCGCCACACCCTGCTCGGGGTAGGAGATGGCCGGAACCGAGATCCCCAGGGCCTCGGCCACGGCGCAGTGGGCCGACAGCGAGGTCCAGAAGACGGCCTTCTCCAGCTCCTCGCGCCGGTCGAACCAGAGACTGCTGATCTTGAATCGGGATTCCATGTGGTCTTCCCTTCTTCCCGGAACTCATATTACTTATAAGTAATATGAGTTCTGGATCATGAATGATTTGAATTATACTTTTAAAATTATATAGGAATTAATTTGAAAACATTTTTGTGATCCGTATTTGGGAGGTCAAGCGCCGCCGACCTAACTGAAGATCATTATGCCGTTTTTATCACTCTGAGTAATCGTGACTCTGTGTGACTGCGTCAGCGTCATCCTCCAGCCGATCATCATCCTCAGCTGTATGTGACCTCCTTAGGATCAGTCCTGGGGAGCCGGGCCTCACGATCTTGTAGTGACCGTGAGCGACAGCCAAAAAGATGAAGATCGAAAGCCCTTTGTTGCCGACCCTTATCCATCACTGTGTGTGAACAGCAAGAGGGCGGAGCGAGGTGGTCGATCAGGCAGAGCCTGCCCAATGGATCATGCTTCGCGTGTCTCACTCGGTGATCACCCTCGTCGCCTGCTCGTCCCTTGAGCCGAGCAGATCGGCGAGCGCGACACGTGCGTCGAGCAGAGCGGAGCGCATGACCTCGCGGTCTCCGTCCTCGACGGCGAGGCGCATGTCGTCGATCACATGGACGAGGCGGTCGGCGACCCGCTGGTTCATGGCGTGGACCTGGGCCAGCCGGGCCCCGCTCCCGTCCAGTACCGCCTCGAAGGCGGCGGCCAGCGCCGCCTCCCGCTCCCCTGGTGTCAGGTAGGTCATGACCCCTCCTCCCGTCCCCGGCCGCCCTCGTCGGCCGAGGGGGCCGTGCCGGTGGCCGTGGGCTGGCTCGTGAATTCATGGGCCCCCGGGTGGGAGGGGGAGTGGGCCCGGTTGGCGAAGGCCCTGCCGCACACGGCACACCGGGCGCTCACCTCCGGTCCCAGCTGTAGATCACGAGTTCGTACCCGCCATCGGTCAGGCGGATGATTTCCTCGGCCTCGGCCGCCCGTACCTCGGCGTCCCACTCCGGGTAGGCCACGCACATCAGGCGCTGGTTCAGGTAGACGATCGCGCGGAGGCGGGCGTCCGGCTCCCGGTCCCATGCCATCCGCTGACGGGGGGGTGAGGTCGGGGCAACCGGGGAGCGCGTGGATCACGGCGTCCACCAGCTGGCCGTGCCCGGCCGTGAACGGGTCCACCTCGACGAGGTTCCAGCGCTTGGGGTGCGGGGGCCGGATGTAGCCGGAGGGCGTGGCGCACGACTGGCCCCGGTCGGCCCGGCAGTGGGGGCAGTGGACGAGCCGGACGATCTCGGCCTCCGTGGGGCGCGGGTTAATGATCTTGCCCTTCCGTCGTGTCTTCTTCCTAGGTCAAACTATACAGCCTCTGGCCTGAAACAGCCACAGCCTCTTTACGGCCCTGAGATCCATTCTCAGGCCCTGGGCCCCCTTCCGGCATAGATTGTACTAGGGAGGGCCTGAAAGCCCGGCAAGAGCCGAATCAGGGCCGGATAGGGGGTGTTCCGGGTGGACCCTTCCCGCGAGGCCGCAGGCCGGGCCCACTCAGCGTGATCCATGGGCACGCTTCGCGTGATAATCCGGCGGCGAGGAGGCCCTCCCGTGGTCGGCCCGGCTCGGGGCCCACGAGGGATAGGGCCCTGGATCATGCCCCTGACATGGGAAAACTCCTGGCAGAAGGCCGGAAGGTGGTAGTGCCCGGGAGGGGGTTCGAGGCCTGTGCGTGGACTTCAGGACCTTCCAGGGGCGATCAGCGCTGGGTAACGGGCCCTGCCGGGTGATCTTTTAGGTAGGCACAGCTTGATCGTTTCGGGTGGCCTCGCGCGCGTACGCGAGGGGCCGAGGAAGGGCGGGGAGGGCCCCCACCAGCGGAAGAACGGAGCGGAAGAACGGAGCGGAAGAACGGAGCGGAAGAACGGAGCGGAAGAACGGAGCGGAAGAACGGAGCGGAAGAACGGAGCGGAAGAACGGAGCGGAAGAACGGAGCGGA